TCTCCCATTCCACTACTTTTCAGTTGCTTGACCATGGTTTGAGGTATAGTAGACTGCTTATAGTTCAGTTAGCATATCCAAATCACATTTGGGCTGCTTAAACTTTGTAATAAGTCAATCGTAAAAATTCTGATTAAGCGTTGGGTCCAATACTCTCTCTCGTCTTGGTCACAGCAATAGGAAATTATAATTTTTCGTAAGCCTTGTAAAGTTTACTAGTATCAAAATCCTTATCATAAGAAACATCTAGATCGTCGCCTTGAGCAGCTAGATAACTGTATTTTGGACACTGTCCCAGTTTAGAGGCACATTGGTACATCAAATAGTTGATGATAGTACCAAATAAGGATGTAGTTTTCCAACCCGACATTAACCCATTTTCAACCTTAAAACGTCCAACAGACTATACTTCTATATAAGTATTTTCCTCTAAAGTGGATCTTATTCTCAAAATTATTCGCTTCAATTGCTCATCAATCAAAAGGTTTGATAAATTATCAAGCAAAGACAACATCATCCATATTCTTACGTTGTTGTCGAATTTAGATATGTCAATTGGAATATTTGTTTTTGATAGCCATAAGGTCCTATTAGTTATATATTTGAATCGTTAGCCATTGTTGAACAAAGTGACAATTGGTAACTAACCGTATTCACAGCCTAGTGCAGTTTAGTCGAACCTGGATAGGAGAAGGTAGACCAATGTCATATCCACGAAAGACTGTTAATCGGTATTGACAAACTATCTAACTTTTGTCTATTCATGCTTTTAAGATGCGAAACAGGTATATTGAGACTTTTCAACTTCCAAAATTTTCTGAATGTCTGATAAGGTTAAAGTCATAAAGTATTGTTTCTTTGTTGCATAACCGAATTAATTTTTAATCGATCCGTCACTTAATAATTCACCCTATATTTGTGTGAGCAAGTTATCATCTATATGTATACTTCCCAAGTCTAATCATGATAGCAGTTGCTTCACCTCCCTGTCAAACATAGTCTTATAGCGAATTTCAAGATCAATTTCTGGCTTGGATATCCATGGTTTAATGTTTAAGTCATAAAATACTTCGTTCTTTAAGGGCAGACAGAAACCTCTAGCTGTATGAATGTCAATAAACATCTGAGTCACAACATTTAACTATTTAGTCTTGACAAATAAAGAAATCTCATCTAATTTGCTACTATGTAGAGTCATAAGCAAATTACCCATCTGTAGGCCCATTTATCCTCACAAGAGTCTAAAATTTAGGAAAAGACATAGTACACTGTAGTATCTATGAATACCATATGAGTCTTAATGAACCAACCAGTATTTTAAGCATTGATCTTGTCTCAGCAGAAACCGTCTTGCCATCTGTATCAAATGGTTCAATAAATAGCCACTTCAAATTTTGTGGCCTCTCCCTTAGAGTTTAAAAGTTTGGAACAACTACTCATCATTCTTTTGCTAGAATATGGGCGACAAATAATCAAACACGTTAGGCTGGTACTATAGCATCGGCTCACCTACCATTTCTACCAATTTATCAAATATGGTCAAGATAGTATATTCACTGTCAGACTGTCTTCTATCAGCATCCTGTATCTCCAGTGTTATTGTACTTTGTACATTATGCTATAGCATCAGCAACATAAACCTGTCTAAAGCATAAGACCTAGTAGTGCATATCCTATTCAGTAAATTTACTATTGTGCCTTTTTCTAATAGTATCTCTATAGTCTGATCTGAAATATAATTTGGCTAATTTCCCAACAATTAATCAAGTATGAATCGTCACCGTTTTTCGCAATATGCAAAGTTGGTAAACAACAACCAGTCCACACTCAGACACGATACATAGTACTTAATATCATACGGCCACTTAACAATTTCAACAGTTACAATTCGACGATATGAAAGCCACATTTATACCAAGTGATCTACTAGACATCCCAACTAAAACAACCTCTGAGAATAAGAGTTTAAAACTTAATAACCACCGGCATATCTCTAGACCAAATCACTCTGCCGGAAACCTTCATCAAATTGAGCTCGCTTTTTAGGTGAAAGGTCTTCTATTAAATCAGCTCGTCCTGCCATCCTGTCTCCAGCTCCTTTGTGTCCAAATACCGCCCCTCAAACATCATATGGTAAGCCATCAAATATATGGAACCAAGCTCTTCCTGCTAGTGCTGGTCTAATCACATAATCCTAAAATTCTTTTTCCGGGTGTGTTCACAACTCGCCAAAAGATCAATAAATATGAGTTAAGGTTTCGTAAGCTTTTTGAATGTTCAAGTCCTCTTAATCTACTGATC